CCCACACTGTTAACCCAAAGCCAGGAGCCGTTATATTGTCGGAAGGTGAGAATGAAGGCGATTCTCCGGAGGCAACGTTGGCACCGCCATCAATATAACTAACGTACAATGTATTAGGATTAGAAACAGTGCTATTAAGAACCGATATCACTTTAGCTTTAACACCGTTATCATTAGTAAATATAGTTCCCACAGGAATATCACTGAAGACCCCGTTTACAATTGTAGCGATTTGGACATAATCGTAAAAAGAGTTTATTCCAACACCACCAAATGACACTGCGGAACCCTCTTTGAAAATATTTCCACCAAACCGTCCCATCTCTTGATAGATCATAGTTTGCAGTTGAGTCAATTCTCTAGCTTGTAAGGCTCTACCAGAATTAAATAAAATTTGATGATAGTTATCAGAATCCTGATAATCATCGTTATATAAACCCGATAAAGTGGTAGTAGTAAATGTTGTTGGCATTAGTTTTGTCCTAACTGAATAACGATTCTTATGTCTTCGGTTTGATTATCTGCACGATCTATTGCGGTATCTAGATTATTTATATATAAAACGTCACCCGAATATATGTCAAAATCGGGTAATTGAAAGCTAACAACTGAGGCCGTTGTCTGGTTTTGATTAAAGTTTTTTATAGAAGTATCCGCTGAAGTGAATGGAACATGCCCGGTTTCATCATCTTGATAGTAATAAAGTTTATTGGGGGTAGATATAGTATCGTGGTGAAAAACTCTTCCAAACACGTTTTCTCCTGCATTGGAAATTAATTCGTCCTCTGTAAAGACTGTGCCACCACCACCATTAACTGTAATCTCAATATGTTTCATCCCATTGCCTGTATTTGAGACGAAAGGAGTAATACCATCAGTTTGTTTAATATCACGTAAAAGTGCAACTTGTGCAAAATCATTATGCGCCAAAATTTCATTGAATTCATTACCTGCAAAATCTGCTTGAACCATTAGAGATTCCGCTTTCAAAGTTACAACAGGATTGGCATTAAGACCTTCTCTGGGTCCAAGAATTGGTCGTAAGACAGATCCTCCAGTAGCAGTCTGAGCAGATGCGTGAGTATATCCACGGCCATGCCCACTATAGACACCAACCTGCCGTGTGAATCCTGTTGGGTCGGCAATATCATCTAAAGGAATAGCCGAATCAATATTAATCTTAACAATTTTCCCATCATTAATTTCGCAAGAGAAAGCAGCGAATTCACCATCACCTCCAATTATAATAGTAGGAGCTTCTGTATAACCATATCCACCACTATCAATGGCAATGTTAATTATTTCACCTGCGATTGCAGAATCTTGTAAGTTACGTTGAGTGCTCTCTTCCGAAATTGCTAGAAAGTCTGAACGATCTGTAATGTGTTTCACAGGCATCCAATTTGCCGTTTTGAAATTAGCTATAGCCAAGTTACTCAAAACACCAATCTGCCTCCAGTAATAATCATCTGACGTTTTAAATGTTCTGCCGGGTGAACCAGGTAAAGATAAACTCGATGTTGGTTCAACTGTTGAAATTACACTTTGCCCGCCTGCTAATTTTTTTTGTTGAATACAAATAAACACTTCGTTGAGTGAGTTTAAAACATAAAACTGTGTTACTTGATCTGTAGCACCCAGTGTTAAACCATCGTCATATTCTTGCCAAATAATATTTGGTGTCCAATTTATTAAAGGAACAACGAAAGAATTGGATGATAACGTTTTAACAGACTGTAGAGTATGACGCATCTCGGATTGATAATGAATAGATTTAATATCGAGCGGTGATGTTAAAGAAAAAGGAGTATTCTTTGCAATACCTATAAAATATTCTACACCATCACTATCAAGATCTTTCTTGAATTGGTCTAACATTGTTCTATTAAAACTTCTTGTCGTAGATGATGCCATTTTATTTCTCTTTCAATCCTTTGTTTATAGTGAATCGGTAATAATTGCCGTTGTCGTAGATGCTGTTGCATCGAAATTTAAAACGTTATTACGCAAAGCATTAACTGTGGATTCGTTTGCGGGAACAGCAGTGATTTTAATATTTGCATTGTTCGATAATAGGGAACCAGTAAAAGAACTTAATGTTATTGTCCCTGTTGACGCATTATATTCTCCGACATTATCTGATATATTTTTACCTGTACTAATATCTATAATTTCTATAACAGAAGATCCTAATCGATTACGAAAAGTTCCAACTTTACCCGAGATATTAAAACTATCACTAGTAATAGAATGTGAAGTGGTATTAGATGTTTCAATACTAGAAGGAAATTGTATCGTATAATTTGAAATACCGACACTAGGAATAAATCTATATTGCATTCTAACATTAGCCCGAGATGAAAGAATAGAAGGATCAGCATCATCAATTAATGTTAAAAGATTGGATCTTCTAAATGATTTATCAAAACCACCTAACTGTGCATCAAAGTAATTGATAACAGTGTCTTTGACAATCTGTTCAATTGCTGTTTGAGATGAACTTGTTAAATTAGGATTCCATTGAAACTTGGTATCTACTACCAAATATGTTGTATTAGGATCAGTGAAGCTGATACTAAAGGAAGCCACCGATAGATTTTTTGCGAGTGATATAATATCTTTTTTTGTTTGTTCTATGATATCGGCATTTTCAGTATTAAAAACAATAGATAAGAACACAGTACCATACTGAGGAGGAACGTTATCTTCTCCACCCCACGATTTAATGTCGCTAATTACATTAGAAAATTTCCTTAGAACTAAAGAACTATAATCTGAGGCGGTAACCATTCTATTCTGTGTCGCATACAAATAAGGCGCATTTTTTCTAATAGAAGATATAGGTTCTTTTTCTTGCCCTGCCATGGAACCCGTGACAGTAACTACATTTAATGTTAGATTGTTACCTTCTCCATCAGTAACAGTATCTACAGGAATAAAAGTTCTTCCTCCATTGGCATTAGGTCCAGCAACAGCATCGTAGATAACTTCAATTTTATTACCCGCTGATGGAAACTTTCCTAATCTAGCACCATTGCCAAATGTCAACTCATATTGACCATTAGGGGTTTCTTTGACAACAAAAATTCTGGAGTCTTTACCAATACTAACAACATCACTAATTTCAGTATACACATCATAGAAAGTAGTAGAAGGATCAGCATAAACTCTAACCTGAACAGTTTGTAGATCCAAATTTTGAGTTGGAATAATATAAGATTCGTTTTCTCCTGCGGGCCCAGCAACAAAAAGTTTGCGTTGTTCAATACCCTCATAAATGGCTATGTTTTGATTTTCCCCAAGTTGAAAGTAATATTGATTAGAACCATTGTTAGTTGCGATTAAAGTTTCTCGTGTTTTAAATGTATATGATTTATTATTAATCGTAGAACTAAATTTAAATCCAGAAGGCAAAACCATAGATGTTGGTATAAAAGGATTGACAACATATAAATTGGTTATAGCACAAGACGCAGTTTTAGATCTGACGCTGTAGCCTAAGGATCCCGCAAGACTTACCAAAGAAGATCGAAGTTGTGCACTTGGAAGAAAAGATTCGTTTAATGCGAAATTAGCCAATAACGAATTGTAGTGAGTATTATAAGCTAACACATCCAAAATGCTTGAAAGTCCAGACGCTTCGAAATTATAATCGGCAAATTCAGGCGTTTGAGCTAGAAAAGTTTTAAGATTATTTTTAATATTGTCAAAATCTAACTCAGTAGATTTTATAGCCGTTGCCATTTAATTTCTCCTGTTACGCTGTTATCAACGCTATGTCTAAATAAATTTCAGCATCATCATCGTAAGATATAAAACCACCTGCTTCGGTTATCAAATTATCTAGATTTTCACTTACAATACGATCGCCCGTGAACTCTAGTTCTGGTGGAGCCGGATTAAAAGGAGGATCACAGATCTCTGAACCACCTAATACCAACTGCAATACATCTATAATACCAGTATTAACAACACGAAATTCTATTAACACTTTTATTTTATTGTAATCTGGTTGAGAAATTACTTTTAATTTTAAAATTTTAACTCGTGGTTCATAACGAGTAACCGTATTTTTAATTCGTGATGCTATTTCATTACCAGTATCAGCATCAGCAAGTTCAAACAAAAGACCCGACAAGTTAGCACCGTATGCTGGACGATAAGGTTTTTCAAATCGATTTGTTAACAGTAAGTTTTTTAACGCCTGTTTTACAGAAGCGGCATCAGTTTTTCTAAACACATCACCATCAGTTGCAGTTCTAGCACCAAAGGTTAAGTCTATATCAGAGTACGGTCGGATCTTGGTTACCCGAGGGCTCGATGATAAATTACCGTCTTCTTGATTAATTGCCATTAATAAACCATTTTTCTTTTATTTATACTAATCAGGTAAGATTTCTAGAAATTCGTTCTTAGTTTGCAACACACCATTATATTTTGTTTCAATATCATATTTATAACTTACTTCAAAAGTCACTGGGACAACGGGTGTTTCTACAACGATTTGAGATGTAAGATCTCCGTTTGGATCAAACGTGTCGTAATCTAACGTTATCTTATCATAGTTGATATAATCTTTCCAATATACCGCGAGATCGAATGTTTTTCTTGGATCAGTTTTACCTGCACGATCCACTAGTTGATATACAACCGCTTGTCCTGTTCTTCTCAATTTAAGAATGTCGCCAGGTCTTTCACCGATGTAATTTCCCGAAGGATCAAACGCGGGATTAGGTTCGTAGATACCTTCTGAAACTATCAGTCGATGTTGTGCGTACTCTTGGTTGCTTACCACTGTCTGCATAATTTGTGCATGAAGCACAAGATTTCTTGCTATCTGATCTAGATCAGGTGGACCATTAAATCCTTCATTGTATAACTTTTTGATTTGAGTTCTAGATCCTCTAGCGCCTAGAAACTTTGCCATACTAATGCCTGGGCCTAGTTTCAATTTGGACGTAACTTCTTTACCTGTGGGATCATATTTTGGATCAATCAATAACTTCATTTCTTCACCTTGAACCTTTTACTTCTATTATCTACAGGATTATTACCAAGCAATTCAACACCAAACCGTATCGTTCCATCTTTGTTCGCTGAACGACCAATATTCTTAGGTATTGTTTTGGAGAAATCTTTGTTTAATAACTCTTCACTTACCAGATAACTGGTAAACTTACCATTGTTTAAATTACTAGGTGATCTAATTTTAGATCTAATCTCGTGAATATCAGGATCAAAGTTGAACAACTCCTCATACTCATCAGACTTCATGATCTTCTCTTTCAGTTTAGGATCCACCTGTACGTTTCTAACACCATATGAACCAGTGGCTAACATAAGTTCAACAACAGCAGGATTAGGAAGAGGAGCCTTCGGAGGTACTGGAATGAACGGCATGATACCAGGTTTTGGTGGAACACCGACAGGAGGTGGTCCAGGCGTAGTACCTCCACCTTTGACTGCTGTTAATGCTGCACCTGCTCCTTTTGCATATCCAGCACCGGCTGCATAAATCGCATAATCACTATGCCATGCTTCGCTTGCTTTACCCACCAAACATCCATAGAAAGTTGCCAAGTTAGTTACACCACCCGGCAAACCACCGTATGTTGCTCCGTAATAATCAATAAGAGGACCACCAATGGTGCCTTTGTGCCCAATCATACTGATATGTCGTGCAGTAATGTTAGCAGTACCAGCAGCACTTGTCCACTCTGAAACCGCAGATGTCACCAAATTTGTTCCTGCGGTGACTTCTATTTTAGCCTCACTGCGAATATTGGTGTTGCCTTTTGCTAGTACATTATGAGTGTCTAACATAGTTTCCGAGTTAGGACCGATCACCATCGCTCCTCGTGACCCTCTGACAGTGTAGTTCTGATCACGATTGACTACTTTGGTGTGACGCCCTTTAATGTTCTCTATCTTGTCACCAGCCACCTCTAGATTATAATTGCCGTCTACATCTACATTGAAATCGCCCGCAACACGTAAGTTAACATCACCCTTGTAGATTAGATTGCCTTCACCTTCTACTATCACCGTTGCGTCACCGCCCGTGACTTGAACTGTCTGTTTCTGAGATGATATCAAAACACTACCGTCAGCACGAAGTTCCATACCAGCACCAGACCGATGCTTGATAAGAATGCGTTCACCTCCAGGAGTATCATCAATCTCAATGACATGACCGGACTCAGTTTCTTGTACTTGATTGAAAGGGTATACAGAAGGTTTTTGATCTGGCAATTCCAAATCTATGCCCAATTCACTACCACCTAATCCTAGATTATTTACTTTAGAACCTACAGCGGCTTTGTTAACACTAGATCCAAAAAAATAATCTCTCTTAGGATATTCTCCAGTAGGATCTACCATTCCATCTATAGTAACACCTTCGGTATCTTCTTGACCTTCATTTAGATATCGTTTTCTTCCCGAGAGGTCGTCAATCGTATTAGTCATTGTTTTTTCCAAATCTAGTTAATACATAATCAGGCACATCAAATCCAGGATCAACATTCTGACCGATTTCATCTACGTCACTATGCCCTACAATTTTAATGCCCGGATATACATTATAGAACGATCTACAGAAATGTTCAAAGGTGTTTATTTGTCTGCGTGTCCAAGATTGTGCGGATATAAAATTAGCAGCGTTAGGTGTTCCGGTTGGTGCATTGATACCACCAACAAAAACAAATGCTATTGTATTAATATCAAATCCTGGCGTATGTTCTCCATCTAAACTAACTGGGCGACCTCTTTGTAAAGAACCATCTCTACGACATACGTAATGATAACCAATACCAGCTAATCCAGCAGCGAGATGCCATCCATTAATTTCTTCTGAACCTATGTTCTTATTAGTATGAGTTTCAGTCCAATGAACAATCACCGTATCTACTTCTCGTTTAATAATTCCAATTTCAGCCTGAAGTTCTTCAACAGATGAGATATAAGGAAAGACAGGATTACCTTCACCATTATTCCAATATTGTTGATAGGTACCGATCTGATATGGATCCGGAAATATTACTGTGTCGGGTGGCAATTTTGTGGAGTTTGCTATTGTAGTATCAATAGATTTAATAAATCTTACTATTTCTGGATATGTTAAACCACTATTGTCTTGTAGGATTCTAATAGCAGCACTTTCATCAGCAGCATCGCCTTGTGATAATAGTATAACCTGTTCTACATTTTCATTAGAGATTTTTGGTGCAACTTCTTTAATCTTCTGTCGGATAGTTGTTAGTGTTTCAGTACTTAAACCTTGCACCATTCCAACTTGAGAACCTTTGGCAATTTTATTTGAAACCATTCCTTTGTATTCTACAACACTTGCGGCGTAATCATTCCTAGCAGATGTAGCATTCTGTGTTGCAGTTAATACTGTCGCACCGTCTTTGCCGCCTGACAATGTAGTCAAATCAGTCTTAGCACCCTCAAGATCTTGAACGATCTCATTAGCCTTTGTTATGCGCCCACTTATATCAGAAATCGCGTCACTGTCTACATATCTCATAGCCTGATTAAAGTTGTCTGAGTCCTTTTCGAACATAGATCCGACACCGCCAGCTACGCCGACAGTTGTGACTCCCGCTGAGGTTTCATCAGGAGAAACTACAAAGCCGCCCATCCCATCGGAGACTTCATTGGTAATATCAACCAAGGCAGGATTAATAGACGTAATTGTTCTATTTAAGTTTGCGGTACTAGCTAACGCAGAACCCACGGTGCTTCTAATTTCATCTGTTACTGATTTCAACGCTGTCGTTGAAAGTTCACTGATCGACGTAGAAGTAAACGCGCCAATCTTACCTTCGGCAAGATCTTTACCCGCAGACAACAAGCCCTCGGGCGACACATCCGTGACAATATTTTGAAGTTCGCCTTTAAAGTTAGCCGCAAGATCGGCAGGATTTAAACTAGCGCCCAAACCTGTGATAATAGACAGAAGCCCACTGATTGCACCTGATGTAGGATCTGCTTCAAGAGAGGCCGTTATTGGAGTCACAATTCCCGTCTCAGGATCAGGATCACTATATTCGATTTGAACTTTAGTGCCGAGTTTAGATAACAAACCTTCAACAGCACCGTTTATCATATCAGTGCCCATATTCTTCAGAGAGGTAGTGTCACCATTCAAAAGTCCAACCGCAGTATCTTTTGCATCAGACAGTTGATCTTTATAACCGTCAACCTTTGAAGTGAGATTCTCCATCCCACCTTTGATTTGACCCGCTACTTGCCCACCGATAGAAGCTTTGGCATCAGTGA